GCGTCGGCGAAGCCGGCGAAATAGGGAGAGATCTTATGGCGACTCGAAAAAAGGCTTCCTTGAGCATGTCGCCGCGAACGCGGCCCGAATACGGGTCCGGCTCTTTCAGCCAGCGGTCCTTGAAGTCGGGGTACTGATTGAGCTCGGTCCACGTCGGGCCGATGTTCTGGTGCAGGAGACTGTACACGTCGCTGATCTGCGAACGCGAGATCACCTGCGAAGCGCCATCGACCCGGCCCTCGATGCGATCGAGGCGTTCGCGCAGCGTCTCGACCTCGGGGATGAACTCCTCGCGCGCCCGCTTGCCGACCACCTGCAGGAGGTCCTTGCCGTAGTCGTTCTCCTCCTCCGGCGTGACCAGCCGCTCGTAGGCCCGGGCCGGCTGCGTCTCGCTCGTCGGCTGCTGCACGGAGCCCGTCGCCTGCATCGTGGCGAGCATGGTCTCCATGTTGGACAAGCGCTCGTTCTGGGCCGCGAGCGCCGCCTGCGCGGCCTCGAGACGCCCTTGCGAGGAACGATAGCGCTGCTCCCACGTCTGCGCGTTGGGGTCCTCGGGGGCCGGCTGCGGCGGCTGGGGTTGGGGTTGCGGCGTCCCCGGTGGCTGCGGTTGGGGCTGGGGCGGATCACCCGGCTGCGGCTGATTCGGGTCCGACTGGTAGTGCTGATCGACCGCAGCGACCTGCGCCGCGACGGCGGGCGGGAGCTTCGGTCCCCACTTGGCTTCGGCCTCAGACTGTCCAGGATGCGTCTCTGCCATCGTTCTTTCTCCCTTGCTGCAGCGCCCGCTTCTTGTCGTAGGTCTCCGGCGCCTTGAACAAGGTCGAGAAGAGGTCCTGAATTGCCATCGCCATCCCCTGCGAGCGGGCGAGTTGCGCAGGTTCAGCTCGAACAAGCTCGACGTTCAGCGCGCCGGAATACTCCCTGAGCGACATCAGGAAGTTGTCCCACGCCTGCGGCGAGGCCTCGCGGATCATCATCGCCGACTGAACGAGCTTGCTGGTGTCCGCCATTTTCTGTCTCAGAAACTCTTGATCTTCATGGGGCCGGGCAAGGTCGGAATTGGCTTGCCCGCATCGAGCGCCGGCGGCGCGGCATTCGTCGCCGCCATCAGGTCGACATGACGCGGCAGCGCCGAGAACGACGCCGAGTCGAGGCCACCCTTGGTCGGCGACTGTCCGCCGGGGCCTACGGCTTTCCCGTAGTTGCGCGACGAGCCGGTGCCCGGCGTCGCCTGCGTGAACGCGCCGAGGTCGGTCCCCCCAGAAGTAGACGATGTCTCGAACTGGGGCACCCTGGTCTTCGAATTGCCCTTGTTCACGCCCTTGGCGTAGGCCTGCATGTAGGCCCGGCGGTTGGCCCCGGACGAGGCCTTGCCGGAGACATCCTTCAGGGCGCGGGGCATCAGGCCGGCTTCACAGCTTTGACCGGCGTGAACTTCTGCATCTTGCCGCCGCCGCCCTTCTGCAGCTTGCCGAACTTGTTCGAAGCGCCGGAGCCCTTCACGGCCGTGGTATCGGCCGCCTGCGTGCCGACGCCCTGGAAATCGTGCATCCCGCCCTTGGGACCGGCCTTGACGGCGAACTTCCCGGCCGGCTTCGAAGTGGTCTTTGCCATGATACCCTCCATCAGAACGGTCGATAACCTTTGTTCCTGATTTTCTTCGCGCCCGTCACCGGGCCGCCCTTGGCATAGCCCATCGTCGGCACGCTGGCGTCTTCCTCGTCGCGGATGCCCTGCATCGAGAGCTCCGGGATCGGCCTCACCCGCTGCGACTGGTAGCCCGGGTCGAACCCGCGCGAGCGGGCTATCGCCTGACTGGTCGGCGGCCGCAGAAGCTGCGGGTTCAGGGTATCGTCGTCGCCGGCGTGCGGCTGCGGCGTGCCGCCCTTGCCCGGTCCCGACGGCAGATCGGAGCCGCTGCCACCCTTGGTCTGCTCCTGACGCTTCTGGGCCTCGTCGCGAAGCTCCTTCACGAACTGCTTGCGCTTGTAGACCATAGGCTCGTCGCGCCGGTCCTCGACGTTGGTCGAGGCTCGCATGTTCTCGGTCTTCATCCTGCGCCTCCCGGGCCGCGTGCCGGCCCTACGACGTTGGTCTGACCCTGCGCCGGCGGACCGGGTGGACCGGGCGGCGATCCTCCTCCGCCGGGTGGCGGTGGCCCGCCCGGACCCGGTGGAGCCCCGCCTGGACCGGGCGGCGCTCCGGGTGGGCCAGGCGGGCCTGGCGGCGCTCCGGGGGCACCGGGGGCACCTGGCGGGGCTCCAGCGCCTTGCGCGGCCTGCTGCGCCGCCAACTGGTCGTCCGGCGGGACGATCTCCTCGCCCTTGAGGCCGATGCCGTCAGCGACGGCCCGAAGGACGTTTGCTCTTCCACGGATGCCGGTAATCTGAGAGTCAACCGGGTTTGCCGTGATTTGAAGAAACTCAAGCTGGCGCTGACGCTCGGTCTCGCGCTGCATAGCAACGTTAACACCCAGCACGACGATGCTCTCGTCGCCCCTGAGCATCCCCGTGGTGTCGGTGAGCATGACCATGTCGTAGAGCTCGCCGACCACCGGCTCCATCACGTCGGCGTCGATATTCGCCGCCACCATCTGTAATATTTTAGCTGAGTTGCCCATCAGCATGGCGAGGCCCGACGCGGTCCTCCCGGCGCCGCCGCCGGTGCGCTCCGACCCAGTCATGTAGCGTGGTATCGCACTGACTTCGTCGGCCATCACTGTAAATTTCTCGTATACGCCCATCAGTTCCTGCGCCCGCGTCTCGGGCTGGAAGAACCTGATCGCGGGCTGCTGGTTGTTCCCCATCGGGTCGGAGGTCGTATGCCACCTCTTCCACGGATAAAGTTCATCGGAGTCTTCATTCTCGGCAATGCGGTCGTCGTTAATATCGACCTGCGGCCCCGAAGCGATGCTCATATTGTTGACGAGGGAGCGGAGCGCGGCGTTGGCGGCGTCGCCGATGTCGTCGAGGATGTCCGGCAGGGCATTGCCGACGACGGTGCCGGGGACCTTCTCGAACGAGGTGACGTAGTAGGGAGCGCGCTTGCGCAGGCTGGGGGAGAGGGCGGCCTTGATGATGTGGCGCCCGACCTTGAAAACATCGACGAAGTAATCGCGCTCCTTATCGGGGATTTCTGTGTCAGAAAGTCCGTAGTCGAGGAGCAGAGCGCCCTGCACATAGCCGTGATATTCGAGCATATCGATCAGGCCCGACTCGTTCATCGTCGGGTTTTCGCGGCTTTCCATCTCGGCCCGAGGGGTGTCGGTCGTGGAAGCGTTCGTCTCGACGTAGCCCTTGCGGCCGTACTCGGTGAGGATTTCCCGGATCGCCTCTTCGTTGTAGCCGGGCAGGCCCAGCAACTGGTTCAGGTCTGGACGAGTCAGCCGCGAGCGCTCGATGACGGCCGCGTCGGCGATGTCGGCGACACCGGGGGTCCACCAGAGGTCGAAGGGCGAGACCCGGTTCCACAGCATCTTGGGCTTGTCGACGACCTGCGCGCGGCCGTCGACGTAAGTGACCTGCGGCAGCATCCGCACCACGGGACCCTTGATGCAGGCGAACGGGAACAGCGGCAGATCGACGGAGAACTGGGCCAGCGCCTCATAGAAGCCGCCTTCGGTCAGGATGTCGTCGAGCTTCGCCTGTGCGCGCTTGGCCTCTTGCCGGGCTTTCTTGATCGTGGCCTCGAAGGCGGCGCGGATCAGCCCTGAGGTGCGGTCGCGGACAGCGCCGGCATCGGGCGGAGCGCCCATCATCTCAGCCGAGCGGGTCTCGGTGGCGACGACCTGCATCACCGACGCGGTGATGTTCTCGGGCAGCGAGGGGTCCGGGGTCGGGTCGAGGCCCCACGGCCTGTCCGTCGAGAGATACACGTCCTGCAGCATGGCCGAGGCCGAGCGGCACTTCCCGGCGATCAGCCGGGAGTAGATGGTCGAGCCGCCGAACTTCTTGATCGAGGCCAGCTTGGTCGGCGAATACTCGCCCTTGAAGACGCGCAGGGCCTCGACCAGCCGGTCCGACCAGCCCGACGCCCCGTCCCGATGACGCTGGAAACGCGAGAACTCGCCGTCGATGAAGCCGGCGAGGTTGGTCTGCCACAGCGATTTGTCGGAGAACCGGGTCTCGGCCTCGGCGCGCAGCCGGTCGCGATTGGCCTCGATCTGGGTGAGATTTTCCGGTGAGATGACCCGTAGGACACCGCGCCCCGAGCCGACGCCGATCGCCATCCCGGCTTCCCCTTAGAGCTTTGAGACGGTACACCAGCGCAGACAGACGAGACCGACATGAACGAAGAAGTCAACCCCCGATTGGCGCTCGACGTGTCCCGGATCGCCCGGGATGTCTCCATGGACATCCTCGGGATCGACAAAATCCTGAAGCTGCATGGGCTCTCCCAGGAGGAATGGGCCGCCCTCAAGACCTCGGAGGACTTCAAGCGCACCCTCGTCTCGATGATCAAGGAATGGCAGGACGCCGCCAACACCAAGGAACGGGTCGCCGTCAAGTCGGCAACCGCCATCGAGGCCTCGCTCGAGTGGATCATGGAGAACCTGGGCGACCCCGACATCCCGTTCATCCAGAAGATCGAGGCCCTGAAGTTCGTCGCCCGTCTGGCCTCGCTGGGCGAGACCGGCCGGGGCGACGGCCGCGCCGGCGAGCGCGTGGTCATCCAGATCCTCACCAACGCCCATGACGTGACGCCCGTGACCATCGAGGCCAAGGTCGCGCGCACCCCGCTGATCGAGGGACCGGCCGAAGATTTGTAGTCATACCAACTACAAATCGCTTGCGTAGGCAACCTGACTACGCTATACTATCCTCATCATGAGCACAAAAACTTCCACCCAATCCTTCTTCAAGTCCGGCCCCGCCAAGCGATCTTCCAAGACGAAGATCGCCCCGGCGGCGCTCGACCAGCAAATGCTGCCTCTGTCGCTGCGTCTCACCCAACCGCAACTGGATGGGCTGAACATTCTGCGACAGAAAACCGGCCTGCGTCAGAACGAACTCGTGCGCAGAGCCATCGATGAATTTTTGCGCAAGGAGCTTGCCTGATGCCACGCGGCAAACGTTACAAGGCACCCGAACAATCCTTTCTCGGCAACCACTCCATCGACGACCTCGCCAAGGCAGCGACCCCCGAAGAGTACAAAGAAGAGAACAACCCGGTGGTGGAAGAGCCCACCATCGGCGATCTCGGCGGGCACACCCCCGAGATGCGCATCAACCCGCGCATCCTCGTCTCCGACGTGCCCTTCGAGGGCCAGACGCCCGACCCCCAAGACGCCGGCCTGCCTCCCGGCATGGTGTCGCTGGGCGAGGCCGCCAACGCCGTCGTCGGCGCTGTCACGGCGCAGCGCATGGGAATTGTCGAGCCGATAGCCCCGGCCTACGTGCCGCCGCCCGGCGTCACCTACCGCCAGCGCATTCAGGTGCTGGAGCCCTTCCGCTACCCCGGCCACCTGAAGACGGCACCGACATGGGTGGACCGCAACTGGATCGTCTACTTCACCTACGACGAAGCCAATCCGAACCGTGCCCCCGGTCCGGGGCTTCGCGTCCCCGGCGTCGGCGATGTCCACGCCGGGGATTTTCTTGTCATGCAGAAGGTGGCGCTCGACGACACCGAGTACGACGTGCGCATGGCCGTCTACACCCCGGAGGAGTTCTTCCGGTGGTTTATTCCAGTGAACCGTGGAGAGAACGAATGACCGAGAACGGCTACGACGAGAACGCCGGTGTTCCCGTCGCCAACCCGAGGCCCTACACCCAGGACGAGGTCGCGCGCGGCATGATGCACGTCTGCGAGCAGTTCTCGCGGCAGTACCCCGGCACGATCTTCATGTTCGTCTCCGGGCTGCAGGAGGCCGGCGACCTGACCAAGATGGGGCTCTCGACCAACCTCGATAGCACCGAAGCCGCGATGCACTTCTTCAAGCTGATCCTGATGCAGCACGAAGGCGCGCACATCACCACCGTACCGGGCGAGGAGCCGACATGATTTCTGACACAGAAAACGAGCGCCAGCACAAGGGGCTTCCGGTCAGCGGGTACACCACCCAGCCGCAGTGGAAGGTCGACATGGTCAACCACTTCAAGGAGCACGAGGAGCTTCTCTTAAGAGAGCTCGACAAGCTCAAGGACTCCGAGCAGATCGAGCAGCGCTGGCTCGCCATCGGCCGCACCGACCTCGAGAAAGCCTTCATGGCGATCAACCGGAGCGTCTTCAACCCGCAGCGCATCCCGACCCTGAAAGGTGAGGAATGAGAGATGAGCGACCCCTCCTCGACAGCTTCCGAAGCGCCCGCCAAGAAGACGCTCGCGCTCGATTTCGACGGCGTCATCCATCGCTACTCGAAGGGCTGGACGACGCCCGAGGACTGCTACGACGAGCCCACGCCTGGCTTCAAGGAGTGGCTGGAAAAGGCCGAAGAGGCCTTCGACATTGTCATCGTCTCCTCGCGTCTCGCCTCGGTCGCCGGCCACAAGGCGGTCCGGCAGTGGTTAGCAAAGTACGAATTGGAGAGGCTACGCACGTCTACGGAGCGCCCGCCGGCGTTCCTGACCATCGACGACCGGGCGGTGATGTTCACGGGCAACTGGGAGGATTACCCGATGGAAATCCTGCTCGACTTCAAACCATGGACGGAACGCCCGGTGGTGGCAGGCGAGAACGTCGAGGAGACGACATGAAGCCTCGCCTGAAGGTCGGGGACAAGGTCTGGAAGACGGGGGCCGGTTACGCCGGCCCTGGCGTCATCATGGCCGAGTTCAAAGGCTGGATGGGGAATATTCATTACGTCGTCGCGCACGCCATCGCCGGCGGCAACGGTTTTTTCTACCACATCTACACCGCCATCCAGTTAGACCGCGACACCGGCGGCGCCGCCGGCGAGATACCCCCCGAACCCGACAAGCCCGTGGAGAAACCATGAACGACATCGCGTACCTCAAGCGGCACGTCGGCCTGCTCTACGGCCTCGCCATTGGCAACAGCGTGCTCACCGTGCTCATCCTCGCTTCGCTGATCCTGAGGCTGCGATGAAGGGCATCATCCACACCGAGAACGGCCCCGTGGAAGTGGGCAACACGCACGAGGAGCAACTGCTCATCGAGCAACTGGTCGAGGCCCGCAAGCAGATCGAGCGCATGAGCGCGATCATGGATCAGTGCGACGTGCTGATGGGCAAGAACAACAGCCGCATGGACCGCCTGAAGAACGAACTCTACGCGCTGCTCGTGACGACGGGCCTCGGCGGCTTCGTCATGGGCCTGTTGTTCGCGCGCATCTGGTGGAACGTATGAAGACGTATCTCGGCAACTGGGAGGTAGGCACGATGATCGACCGCGCGGACGAACTGATGACGCACGATAATAGTACGCTGGAAGCGGAGGTCGCGGCGGCAGGAATGGCGGCGCAGGAGAAGCAGAACCTGATGCCCGAACTCCCCCGGGAGTTTCACCGCAGCGTCGAGAAGCTGGAGCGGGAAATTCAATCGCTCGAGGCCCAGCGCGAAGGGCTGCAGCGGGAGCTCAAGGAAAACCACGAACTGGTGCACCAGTGCCTGAAGCTCCTCGCGCACCTGATCAAGGCGCTGACGTGATGCTCTCGTTTCGCGGCAAGGTTCTCGTTTCGGGCGTCTTTCTCGGCCTCGCCTTCTGGTTCTTCGTGCTGCGCTGGTGGCTCTCATGAGAGACTGGGACTCGACCGAGCAGTTCTGGGACCACTGCTGGCTCAACATCAACAATCAGGACTGGTGGATCGGAGCGATCGAGTTCGAGTGGGGGACCGGCAAGCGCTGGCTCAGGCTCTGGCGCGACGAGGAAGTCGACAGCGAGACGCAGGTGGCGCTGATGTCGCTCGACTATTCACGGGTGGATTGGGCAGAATACAACCGCATCGCCGTCGAGATGATGCGCGAACACTGGGGAACACCATGGCCGAAGAGCAAGACTACGCGAAGGATCGGATCAAACGGGTCCACTACCACGAGGCGCTCGCGAAGGCGCTTGCCGGCTGGGTGATCGCCCGCGAGGGCTGGAAGGATATGGGCCAGCCGACCTATATCTTTCTGGCACAGAAAGGGTCGTTCGACGCCCAGGACCTCTCCACAGGCATCCTCGGGCCGTTTCTGGTCATCCACCACGCCAACGGCTCCTACGAGCCGTGGACGCCGACGCAGACCGACATGGCGGCGCACGACTGGGCCTGCCTCACGCGGCAGGTCATGTCGCGGCAGGTGCGCCAGTATGGGAGCGACGAGGATGCGCGCGAAGATGTGCATCAGCGCGACACCAAGCGCGTCGCGGTGGAGGAGTACCGGGCCGGCGGTCGCACGTCGGGGATGGCGACTTCCGACTCGGATTTCGATGCAGACTAAAGAGCCCTTTTTCGTGGAGAGGAGAGAGCGATGGCGATTTATCGGGTGGCGATCAGGATGCTGGTGGGGGACAGCCCGGAGGTCAGTCCCTACACCTACACGCGCGTGAAGTTCAGATCGGAGGTCGAGGCCCGCGCCTACGCACGCTGGCTCCTTTCCCGCAACCCCAACCGCATCACGGCGGCGCGCATCGAGAAGGGCCTCGGCAAGGCCAACGCCAGCTTCCTGCCGTCGCGGGCCAAGGGCTCGGGCGGCGGCCGGGTGGTGTTCTGGGACGATCAGCCCGGGGATGAGCTCTCGATAGCCTCGCTGTCGAGGCTCGACCGGGCTAGGAGGCTTTTGTTGCCCCTTCTCCAAGATGGCGTTTCTGTCTCAGAATCGTCGGAGACCTGAGCGTTCCCTCCAGCGTGTGATTCTGCGTCAGCACCCCGCCCACCAGTGGCGGGGTTTCGTCTTTCTTGCCCCGCGATCCCAGCACCTGCCTGTCCCAGGTGATCTGTTTGCGCTTGGCGCGGATTCCGGTGCGCAGCACGGGTGTTCTCCTTTCGTACTTGGTCGGATAAGCTTAAACGACCCAAAACTTTGTTACGTCGTTCCGGCTATGTCCACCCCTCCACCGGGACCCGGGTCTGCCGGGCGAATTTACGCTGCCCGCGCGCCCCGATTTTCTTCGCCACGTAATCGGCGAGGCCCGAGTTCACCGTGAGGCAGACATACTGCAAGTCGTCGGCCAGATCGCTGTACGGGTGGTTCTTGTCCGGCAGGCTCTTGGCGAGGCCCGTGTTCTTGGTCTTGGCGAAGCGGTAGTTCTGCGCCATCGCCATGACGAGCTTCGGGCAGCGCAGGCCGTCGATCACCAGCGCCGGCCCGCCGTCCCTTTGTTGAAGGAGAAGCTGCTCGACGGCATTCAAGCGGGGGACGAGGTCGTTGGTCGGCGCCGGAAACGCCGGGATGCCCATGCGCGTCAGAGCCTCGAACGAGGTCTCCTCTGTAATGCTGCCCTTGGATTTGCCGGATGGGTCGCCGACGCAGGCCATGGTGAGCCCCCGGTATCTCTCGTCCTGCAGCCTCGGCTGGAGATTGGTCCTGATATGGAGCTCGAGGCCCATATCCTCGCCCAAGACCTCCTCGAGCACCATGAGCCGGCCCTTGTGGTCGGCCTGACAGATCAGCGAGCACGGGTTCCTGCCGAAGTCCTGGCCGATGATCAGCGCCTTGCCCTGGATCGGCATCAGCGAGACATCCGAGACGTGGAAGCTCCGCTTGAACGAGCCTCGCCAGACGGCCGTGCCCGAGGGATCGGGGCCGTATTGCGCGTGCACGTAGCGCAGGACCCAGTCGGGGTTGGAGGTCCGGGACAGCCGCTCGTAATACAACCGACCTTGGGCGAGCCTCGCCGGGTCGTCCAAAGGTAATTTCAGGGTGGCGGCCGTCTGGGTCAGCCAGTTCAGGTTCTCGGCCATCGGCTTGTTGCGGAGAATAGCCGGCACGGGCGGCTTGTCCGGGTAGAGGTCGAGGCCGCCCGGCTGCTTGAAAATCGCCCAGTCGGCAGGCTTCTCGTTCTCCATCAGACGATGCCAGTCCGAGCCCTCGGTCGGGAAGTTGCCGTCGCCGATGATGCCGAACCAGGTCGGTGCCTGCGGGTATCTCCCGCAGCGTCCGGCAATAGCGCCGACCAGATCGGGGTTGATCTCGGGGAACTCGTTCATGGCGCAGCCGGTGAGCTGGCTGGAGAGCAACCTTTTCTGATCCTCCGGATCGTCGAGCGGAATCATGAACCATTCCGAGAAGAGGTCGCCACCGAGGCTCGTGGTGTCGATGATGATGAGCTTGTCGGAGACCTTGTAGGTCGCGATGGGGCGCAGCCACTGCAGCGCGTCCAAGAGAATGGTCTGCCGCATCTGCTCCAGCGTCTGCCTGACAATGGCCCAGCGCGTTCGCCGCACGCCGTCGGGGTCGGGGTCCTGCATCGCACTTCGCCGCAGCATCTCGAAAATGATCCCGGTCGTTTTCCCGGAGCCTACCGGCCCCAGCACGAAACGCACGAAGGCCTCGCTCGCCATCAGGCGGGCGATCGTCGGCGTGGCGGAGTAGGAAATGGTTTGCGTCGGCATGTGGGCGATCTGACTACTTGGGTTTCGGTTTTTCCAGAATTTTTGTAGCGGCAATGACTACATGCGCACACGTAGCATATATCTTGTGGACGTACCTAAAAAGGGCGGGTGGGGGCCGGGGCGTTGGGCGGGTCTCCCCCCGGGAGCCGGCCGGTTTCTGTGGCAGAAAGATGGGAGTTCTGCCGATTACAGAACAAACAACAGTATTGAGCCCCAGCCTCTCAGGGGACGTAGGAAGTAGCGCCACCCGCACATAATCGGGCGCTCGGCTCCGGGAAGGGGTAGGCTCGCGTCACATGCGGGCCACATCGCAACGTGCGTCTGATGTGACGCAACGGGCGGCCGTGATTTCGCGAGGTAATGTGCGCGGCTGTATTCGGCTCACAAAGCCCCTTAGATGGGAGCGGCTGAAACTGTTAATCTGAGGGAACGTCAACCCTACACCCATGACGAACCATCCAATCCCAATGACGTTGACCGGGCCGCACATAAGATGGCGGCCGCGCTAACAAGACAATGATCCAAAGCATCGTGCCATTAACGGCTCACATCCCGCTATGAACCCGAATTGTGAGGGTGACGCGGGGCGTAGTCACTCCGGGCATGATGTCAGGGAACCTGCAAGCGCTTGAACGCATCGGGGACGGAACGCAACAGCCTCACACCTAGCAAGTGTGGGGTTGCTTCGCGTTGTGCGCATCCCTCCCGTCGTCGTCGATACATAGCTAGAAATGAAGCGCTGCGATCGATTGGCGAGGCGTGCGCACAACGGGAAGCAATCCCGTGGAGCGTCGAATGGACTACGAAAACGAGGAATTTCAAGAGCATGGCGTCTACTATGGCGCTGGCAAGTGGCGCACGTTCTATTCGTGCGACGATCTCGCTCATGCGATGGAAATTGCCATCGCATGGCAAGGCGAAGTGTGGACGCGCGTTTGGTTCGACGGCGAGATCGTTCGCGAACTTCCGATTAAGTGAGAAACTTTCTGGCACAGAAACCCGTGGAGAGTGACGTGCTGCTGAAACAGATATTCAAGTCGCTTGGTGGCGTGCAAAAGCGCATTGCCTTCGAGCGAGTGCATTCGCCGCGCTACCGTTTCACTGACGTGCGCTGCGATACCAATGGTGAGCCTGACCGCTCGCCTTTCGACCATGGCCGTGCGCTGCGCAATGGCTATACATACCGCATTGAGCGGACCCTCAAGAACCGTGGAGAGTGAAATGGCCTGCATTCATGTCAACCTGAAAGTCGCGATCGCTGACCATGACGTGTCCCTCATCTCGATCATGCTGCGCTCGTATGCTGACCAGCGCCACATGCAGCTTGTCGACGCGGAACTAGCTGGCGATACCTTCGCCGCCCAATGGGCGCGCGATTCGAAGCGCGATGCCGAAAGCATGGCGGCCATGCTGGAAACCCTGCTCGACAAGCGCATAAACGAGATCGCGGACGTTGCGCAATCCTTCGCCGACATCGCCTAAGTACCTATAGACTAAGGTCTATCTCGCTATGCGTAGTCATTTCTGCTACAGAAATGTAGTCAAGTTGGCTACGCATTACGAGCTAGATGGCTCAGTCAACTCAACCCGTGGAGAACACAATGTCCAAGATCAATACCGTTAAGACTGGCTGGAACGACGCGGCCCGTGAAATCGACGCGCTCGTCAAGATGGCCGACGCGCAGGGCAAGGGCGAAGGCAAGGCTTCGCAGGCACTCCCCAACATCGCGCTCGCCTTCGCCAAGGCTGCCGCCGATGGCAAGGTCGCGGACGTGAAGGTCGCGGCGACCGAAATCTATGTCGCCTATGGCAAGGCGCGCAATGCGTCGGGCGCTGGCAAGACCATCAAGACCGAGGGCAAGGCGATCGATCCGCCCGTGTCCAAGCTCGGGACCTTCGCCAAGCTGGCGATGGACAAGACCGTGCTCCCGGGCACGAACCGCTCGGTTGCGGAAGTGTTCTTCGATACCTTCGCCGGCGATCTCGATCTCTGGCGCGGCTCGCATTACGAGAACCTCTACAAGGCGGCCGCCGCGCAGCTAGCGCGGATCGAGTCCGGCCATGCCGAGGTTCTCGACCGTGACCAGATCGTCACGCTCATCGTCGGGCTCAAGGAAACCCCCGGCGGAATGGAGTCCTCTTCGCTGAAGGCAATCCTCGAAGCGGTCGAGGCCCACATCGCCGGCGCACCCAAGAAATTCAAGGGTGCCGACGGTAAGGTGAAGCTCCTCTCGAACCCGGCGAAGCCCGGTTTCGGTGATCCGACGGGCGATCTCAAGACCATCAAGGCGAAGCTCGCGGCGCTCTTCGCGGCGGCCGAGAAGCGCGACGAGAAGGCTTGGAACAAGGTGTCGAGCAATGCCGATGCCTTCGCCGACAAGGACGACGACGACGCGGCCGAGTCACGCTCTTTCATCGGTGCGCAGTGAGCCAACAAAAATCTGTGGCAGAGGACAACGTGAGATTTTCTGCCACAGAAATAATATCTAGCGTTGTGGCCGGGGAAATATCCCCGGCCCACTCCGCCGTGTCTACTAACGATGTCTGGTTCGAAAACTCCTATCATCGCGGCAACGCCTGAGGTGCGGCACGACGAATTAAAAATTCGTTTCGGTCTTTCTATCTCTCTATCTATGACAATTAACTAGTAACTAGACGTAGACATGGCATACCCCCCTTTCCCGCTCGCGATTTCCTCCCCCTGCCCCTAGGCCAATTAAATGCCGAAATAGGGGCAGAGGGAGGGCATTGAAGAAAGTGCTCTCTCTAAAAACCATTTGTCATGGATACTTGCCTACTTAGGGCAATTCGGGCATTTAATTCTACAGTCGGTAAATGTGTGACCGTGTAGTCAAGTTGGCTACATTTCTGGGACAGAAAGTCCCCAACCGTGGAGATTAAAAATGGCTGGTTTCCCGTGGCCGTTGATCGTGCTTCCCGCACTGGGATTTACCGCGATCGGATTAATTCTGCGCTTCGACGCGTGGCTCGACCAAAAGGATGCCGAACGTCGGGCGCTGATGTGGGCCTACCTCATCTCCCGTGCCGAGGAGCGTGAGCGCGAGGCCCGCGATGTCGTCGTCACTCTGGCTACAAACGACGAGGCGGCGTGACATGAAGTTGCACGATCATCTTCCTAACCTTCGCCGTGCGCTCCTCCCGCACGACACGCACGGACTGCGCACGCTCTACCGTGCCCGCCGCTGCACGGCCATGCGCTACCGCTGGGACCTCCTGTGGTGCGCCGTGGATGCCGGACACTTCGACATCGGCACCCTCTACCGCGAGGGTGCCAACGACGAGCACATAGACACCCTGTTGCGTGCCGCTGTGCCCCGCCTCTGATTTTTCTGGGACAGAAAGTCCCCAACCGTGGAGAACTTCAATGACCAAGCGTGACTTCGAAGCGCTCGCCAAGGCGATGGCCGAGATCGAGTCGCATCCCGTGCGCATCACCTGCTCGAACAAGATCGCGGACGTATGCGCGAGGCTCAACCCCGCCTTCGATCGCGACCTCTTCCTCGCAGCCTGCAATGCGCAGCCGGCCACCTTCTCGGTGGTGCCTGCCGCTCTCTCGGCACTGGTCGAGGCCGAGACCCCGACCTTCAAGCGGAGGAAATAACATGAAGCGCTTCATCGACGAGGTCGTCATCCCGTTCTGGGTCGAGGCTTGGGAGAAGGAACGCAGCTTCCTTCTCGTCACCGGTTTCGTCGCGTGGAACGCGTTCATTGCCACCTGGGTCTGCTGACCCTTAACCGTGGAGAAAGTAACATCATGACCGATCGCATCGCTTGGCACGCCACGACCAAAGACCTCGGCATCGCCATCCGCGACATGCTCGTGCGCTCCGACCCTTACGAGGTCTTCGCGACCAACCTGGACGGCGACCTCGATCCCGTTAGCGAGTTCGTCGTCGACGACGTGGACGTGAGCGACCCCCACAACCCCCTCGTCTACATCACCAACGAGGACGGCACCACCGCGCGCTTTCGGGTGCGCATCATCGCCATCGGCGAATAACTTTCTGAGACAGAAAGTCCCCAACCGTGGAGAACACCCCAATGACCGACGAGACCCTGCCGACACCCTCTTTCGTTACCTGGCCCAAGCCGGCCCGCTTCGAGCAGCCGGCCAACACCGAGATGTTCGCCCTCGCGCTCCCTCGCATGGCTGGCTACCAGTCCGACCTCGCGCACGACATGGTGCGCATAGCCAAGGCCAAGGAAGGCGAGGTCTACCTCTGGATCGTGCGCAACCACGGCACGCACATCTTCGGCCCCGAGGAGTGCCATAACTACGACGCTCACGTCGCCTTCTTTCGCAAGCACATGCCGAGCGATCCGCTCATGGCCTATCGCATCACCATCGTGAGCGAGGCCGGCACCGATCGCGGCTTCCCCTACGTCCTCATCCGTGAGGTGGAGTGATTCTCACAGGGGGCGGCACGCCGCCCCTCATGAGCATCATGCTCGCTGCCTTCCCTTAACCCCGTGGAGACCCCCTAATGGACCGTACCAAGACGTTTGAAGTCACCTTCACCCGCACCGTCGTAGAGCATCATCGCTTCTGGCTCGAAGCCGACGATGCGGCGCAGGCTCGCAGTCGCTTCGATGACGAGATCAAGCACATCGACGGCGATACCGTCGTCACCGTGGACATCCTCGATGGGCCGAACGATGTCGAGATCGTCCGTGCCGAGCCCAAGAAGTAGGCTCCTATCATCGCGCCGACGCCCGGGGTGCGCCTTGGGTGCCGGCGCTTTCTGTCCCAGAAATCCTGAACCGTGGAGAAACCAAAATGATCTACTACGCCGAGTATTTCGCCACCGAGGGCGAGGCCCGCACCTTCGCGGAGAACATCCTCCTCAACTACCACCCCTGCGGCTACGGCACGTACCTCAAGGTCGAAGAGCTTCCCGATGGGCGCTGGTTCGTCTCGGGCTCGCGCTATTCGAGCTGCGATTGAGGTGTGCCATGAACCTGCGCCAGCTTCTACGAGAGCAATCCCGCTGTGCCGACTGCGGTCGCTACGTCACCATCGATGCCTACGATGGCGATGCCTACTACTGGACAGGCGAGCACGTCTACGTCTGCGAGCGCTGCAACGAGAAGCGCTACGACAAATCATTGGAGGATGACCGCGAATGGCCGCAAGCCGACAACGAATAATCCCGTTCAAGTCCGCGCAGGAAAGCGCATTCGTTTTCCTGTCGGACGAACGGGTCCGCCTGCTCTTGCTGCTCGATTCGATCGAGCACATGGGCTACGGCCGCCTCATGCGCGCGACCAAACGCTTGGTTCACGCGAGGCTTGCCGAACTTTCTGTCGCAGAAAATACCGTGGAGAACGACTGAATGGAGGCCCGTTTAAACATCGTCGACACACGCCCCCGGTCGCATCGCTACGTGCTGATCGACCGGGGCGTGCTGTACATCTACGACCCTGTCGCCCGCTTACGCTGGCGACATTTCCTCTCACGCCGCAAGGCGTTTTCTGTCCCAGAAAATACCGTGGAGAACTAACATGGACTACGTGATATCGAACATGATCCTCGAAGAGTTCGCGCAAGCCTCGAAGAAGCACCGCAAGAAGATCGCCAAGTTCATCCTCAAGCATGGTGCCGCGCACCTCGCAGCACAGACAACCGAGAGCGAGAACGAACGCATCAGGCAGGCTGCCTTGGCGCTGCCGTATGCGCACCGCATCGCGCTCGCGCGAGACCTCACCAACTCGCTCATGCCCGTGATCTTCGGCAACAGGCCAGAGGATAACTCTGGCTTGCCCGAGGGCCATCCCCTCACCATGCGCACCCGTCCCGGAATGCGCGTCGAGTCCATCGACCTGCTGCTGCTTTTCAAGCAGAAGCAGGCGATCCTGCGCGCCATCCAGAACGCGGAGGACGGCAACGACACGGGCGAGGTGGACCTGCTCAACGGCGTGCTCAACCTCATGGATCACCTGCATGACAAGCTCGATCCGCCCGGCGATGAACTCCACCATGGCCGCCACGAGGACGGCATCGGCATGGCCGACGAGGATGGCGAATGATGGACGACGAGCTCGACGAGGTGTCGAAGGTGGCGCAAGCCCTCTACGACCGCATGAACCCCGAGGGTGGCGTCGTCACGGCGTCGCCCGAAGAGTTCGAGCAGCTCGCTGTCTTCCTCGACAAGATCGCAACCCTGATGGAACGCGACCATCCCTTCGACGAGAACGCCCGCAAGATGCGGGGCCTCGCTCGCAGGATACGCAAAGGACTACCCCATGAGTGACCCCAACGAACACCCCGTCATGATGCAGGTACGTTTCCTGCGCGACCTTGCCAATCGCATCGAAGCCACGATGCCGGGCGATGCGTACCAGCTACGCACCATCAGCTATGCGCTGGAGTTCATGTTCACGGCGACGGCGCACGGCACGACCAACGTTTCTGGCACAGAAATCAGGAACGTGCGCATCAACGCGGTCGATGAAAAGGGCCGGCGGGTTAACCCCGTCGACCCTGAATGGGAGGACTTCAAGAAGAAGAACCGATGAGCTTACTCGCGATCCTCCGGCATCATCGACTCGAGGCCAGCCTTCGGGGTTGCTTCCTGCGGGATGGTCTCATCGGTGATGTCGTGGTAGCGCGCCACCCGAGGCGACCTCGCCTTGAGTTGCGCCTTGGCATCGGGGGCAAGGTTCTCGACCTTGAGCGTGCCGCCCCGAATCAGGTCTTCGAGCGAGGCTCCGCTCATCTGCGGCGGCTTCACGGTCGCACCGCCCGCGCCGAGGTCCACGTCACCCTTGAGCACGTCGAAGCGTGCCGGGTAGGCGCCCTCCGGCGGGAGGAACACGACCGTGTCGCCGGCCCGCACCACCTGCGTGGCGTAGGGACCCTCGTGATCCGGCGAGCCCATCGGCACGCGAATGGTGCCCGGGCCGCCGCCCATGCCTTCGAGCCAGTCCGGGAGGGAACTGTTGTCGCCCGTGTATTCGAACTCCTGCCGATCGGTCGGCAGCTTCATGTACCACGGCTCCGGGGCCGGGGCGGGAGTGGACGTGTTCGCCATGAAACGACTCCTATCATCGAACCCTGCGCAGGGTGTGGATGCCGGCC